CAAATCCGATCGGATGCGTCTTCTCCGAATACTCCCTTCATGATCCTGGTGCTTGGGACTACATACGTCCGATTCTGCTGGAGAACGGGGGATGGGCACTCTTTATTTATACCGCGCGTGGAAGGAACCACGGATATACTCTCCTGGAAATGGCGAAGAAGAACCCAAGGTGGTTCTCCCAGGTCCTAGTGGCGGGTGATGCGGGGACGAAGCGCCCAGATGGGCGGCCGGTCTTCTCAGATGACATGATCGAGGAGGAGCGGAGGACTGGGATGCCTGAGGAGATGATCCAGCAGGAATACTTCTGCAGCTTTGACGCCCCATTCGTGGGGAGTTACTATGGTCCGCAGATGCTTGCCGCTGAGAAGCAGGGCAGGATACTGGACATGATCCCATACGATAGCAAGTTGCCAGTGCACACCTGGTGGGACATTGGGGTGGATGACAGCACCACGATATGGTTCGTGCAGATGTATGGCATGGAGATCAGGCTCATCGACTACTATGAGAATAGTGGCGAGGGCCTGGGACACTATGCGAAGGTCCTGTCGGGTCAGGCGAGGGGATACGAGCACATGGGAGAATACTTCTATGGGTCGCACCTGGGTCCCCATGACATCGAGGTGAGGGAGCTGGGCACAGGTAAGTCGCGCAGGGAAGTGGCCAAGTCCCTGGGAATCAGATTCAATGTTGCCAAGGTCCATGAGATCATGGATGGGATAGAGATGGTCAGGACGACCCTGTCAAGGTGCTATTTCAGCAAGTTGCGGTGCGAGAGGGGCATCGAGGCCCTGAGGCAGTATCGAAAGAAGTGGGATGAGAACAACAAGGTGTTCCTGAATCATCCACTTCATGACTGGACGAGTCATGCCGCGGACTCCTTCAGGACTGGCGCGATGGGCATGCGCGACAGGAAGAAATTTGAGAAGCCACCACAGATGAGGGTGAATGATGAATATGACTATCTGGGAGCAGGTCGAGGAAATGTATCGCAACAGCAACTACAAGGACAAGCTGTATGAGCACATTAAGTGGCATGTTGAGAACGGATACATCTTTGCCGGCCCTGATTTTTTTCTCATGGGCTCTGCTGTGGGCAACCATGGCTGGTTCATCCATATCGCAATTGGTAAGAACAGGTTGCAGAAGTTCTTATCTCTTATGCCTTATTATCTTCCTCATATCGGGTTTAGTCGCGATCCTAGTGGAAGTGGCGCTATTGTTTGGTATGATACTGATAAATTCGTGAAACACTTATGAAGATCACATTAAATAAGAATCGTTTTATTGGTGGATTTGGCGGTGGCGGGATGCCATCAATGCCAAAACCTCCCGCACCTCCAAGCAAGGACCAGGCCGCATTGGATGTGATGCAGGGAAAGCAGAAGGCCCCGAAGGGATTTGATTCGACAATCCTTGGGGACAACAGGACGAGACCCACTGGGCAGATGAAGACGCTGCTGGGGGAATAATGCTGACGAATCATAACAAACCTTATGACAGATCCAATTGCTGATTTCGTGATGCATCGCTTCGAGAAGATGCGGAGCATCAGGGCGCCATTTGAGACCGACTGGCAGGACGTGAGATATTACGTGCGCCCGATCACCCAGTTCGCGTCATTCGCGCCACAGCTGCAGTTCTATACTGTCATGCCTGAGACGATGTATGATGGCACCGCGCCCGAGGCGCTGGAGCAGCTTGCCTCGGCACTGCACTCATACTTGTCTAATCCGGCTGAGAGGTGGTTCGACATTCAGCTGGAGGGCGAGAATGTGTGGGACCAGGATCCGAATGTTGTGCAGTGGCTTCAGCAGGTGTCAGATATTATCTACACTGCGTATCAGCGCGAGGGCAGCATGCTCAACTTGGCGTTGCACGAGGCATACATGGATCTGGGGAGCTTTGGCACGTGCGTGCTGAATCAGGAGTGGGATGCAGATTTTGGCGGGATCATCTTTGCCGCGCGCCCACTGCAGATGTGCTACTTCACAGAGGATTCACGCGGACGCATCGACACCGTGTGCAGATACTTTGCCTGGTCCGTGAGGCAGCTGAAGCAGGAATTTGGTGAGCTGCCTGCCGGGATCCTTAAATATGCTGACGATCCGGATAAGCTGATTGACGTGGTGCACTGGGTTGGACCACGCGTGGATCGTGACGTGGCAAAGGTGAATGCAAAGAACAAGCCCATTGCATCAATATGGATCAGCCTGACCACCCACGAGACGCTCCTGGAATCGGGATATGATGGGTTTCCATATCATGTGGCACGCTGGACGAAATTGGCCGGGGAGGTGTATGGCAGGGGTCCCGCTAAGAAGTGCCTGCCTGACATTAAGATGCTGAATCAGATGGAGAAGACCATTCTGAAAGCCGGGCAGAAGCAGGTTGACCCTCCGCTGATTCTACGCAATGACGCATTCATGCTTCCTATTGCCACGTCTCCTGGGTCGATGATCTTCAAGGAGGATGAGGAGTCTCAGATTGTTCCTCTCGAGACCAAGGGCAATCTCCCATGGGGCGAGGAGAAGGCGGAGCAGAAGCGCAAGTTCATCAACCAGTGCTTCTACGCTGACTGGATCAAGATGGAGAAGGAGAACGTGGAGATGACGGCCTATGAGGTGCAGGACAGGCGCGATGAGAAGTTGCGACTATTGGCCCCCATCTTCGGTAGACTGATTGGGGAACTGCATGGACCCATGATAGCGAGGAGCTACACACTGCTGAACAGTCACGGTCGGATACCACGTGCCCCGGGGATGATTGCCAAGGCAAAATTGAAGGTCGGGTATCTGAGTCCAGCGGCGATGGCGCAGTCCGGTGCCAAGGCCACTGTGATCAGCAGATACTTGAATGATCTTTCTCCCATGGCGCAGATCAATCCAGACATCATGGATGCGGTTGACCTTGACAAGGCGGCACAGGTTCTGGCGATTGCCCGCGGGGTTCCAAGGATCATACTGAGGGGACCTGAGGAATTGAAGCAATTGCGCGCACAGAAGCAGCAGGCCCAGGCCGCACAGCAGGCCGCCCAGACTGCGGAGCCAATCAGCAAATCTGTCAAGAATCTTGCTGATGCGAGTGCGAAGTCACCTGGAGGGCAGGTGCAAAACTTAGTCCCACAGGGACAGTGATATGAGTGACATCGTTGAAAAATTTGACCAGGTCAAGAGCATCCTCCTTCGTCGCAGGACGATTCATCGGTCATACGCTGCCGTGTTTGGCAGTGAGGAGGGTTCCACTGTTCTTGACCACATCTTGGAGGCGGGGTTCGTCTCCAAGACCACTTTTGTCTCGGGAGATCCGGAACAAACGCTGCTAAATGAGGGAAGCAGGCGCCTGGCCCTGTCTATCCTGAAACTGGCGCGAACTAACCACAAGGAGATGATCCTGCAGATAGAGCGGCATCTCAGAGACCAGGGAATGGAAATGTAACCTATGATCATATATCGCAGAATACTTAGAGACGCCGCTGATGGCGAGGGTGGGTCTGGTGGAACCGGTGGAACGCCACCTCCCGCTGGCGGGACTCCACCACTCAATGACTTCGTGAAGTCGCTTCCAGCGGACCTCCAGTCTGAGAAGTCACTCCACAACATGACGGATGCCGCGACCCTGGCCAAGGGATATGTGCACGCCCAGAGGTTGATTGGGGCGAAGCGCGTCGAGGCGCCACTACCAACGTGGGGTGAGTCTGAATGGAATGGATTTTATGATGCGACAGGACTGCGTCCGAAGACCGCGGATGAGTATAAGATTCCTGAGGTGAAGTTAGAATCTGATCCGAATCTAAAGCTGGACCCCGCCAGGCTGAAGCCGATCCTGCAGGAGCTTCACAAGGTTGGTGCGAGTCAGCGTCAGGTGGATACCATCATCAAGGCCTATGCCTCCACGATCGATGGCGACCTGAAGACTGCGAAGACCACCATGGCGGAAGCCAGGGCGAAGTCTGAGGCGGACCTCAAGGCTGAGTGGGGAGACAAGTTTGACGTGAACCTGAATCTTGCCAAGTCGGTGGTCACGAAATTCGGGGATACTGAGCTGATGGCCTATATCAATGATGGGGGAGGCAACGATCCCAGACTCATCAAGTCCCTGGCTCGCATCGGCGCGGCCATCATGGATGATAAGAGTCGCGGTGGCTCGGCCGCTGATGGACTGCAGATCACCGATCAGACGCGAGCGTCTCAGGAGATCGATCGCCTGAAGATTGATGCCAACTTCCAGAAGGCGATGCAGGACAAGGCGCACCCCGGGCACAAGGCCGCAGTGCAGCAGTGGATGAACCTTCACAAGGTGGCGACGGGACCTGGTGT